AACTCTATTTACAGAATGTTGGTGTCACTGGTTCTAATGATGCTCGAGACTTTATTGTATCAGCTACACGACCTTTAGTTGGAGATGACTCAGGATATAGTGTGAATATTACAAAGATATATGGATTGGCTGATGAATCTGGAGAAGCATTTATAACTGATGGTGGTGCAGAGAATATTGCCTTTGAAGCTTTTGAGTCAGGATTTATGGACTTCAGTGAAAGTAATCCATTTGGAGAACCCTAATGTTTGGAGATCATTTTTATCACGCTACAATGAGAAAGTCCGTTGCGGTCTTTGGTACTTTATTTAATAATATTCGAGTAATCAGAAAAGCATCAGGTGGAGGTGTACTTAATCAAGTTAAAGTACCATTAGCCTATGGGCCTAAACAAAAGTTCTTAGCACGTTTAGATCAGGAAACTGGTATTGATGCTCCATTAGCAATTAAACTACCAAGAATGGCATTTGAAATTACAAGTTTATCATTAGATAATACTTCTAAATTAACTCGCAGAAATGCAATATCAGAAACACATGGTAGTGATGTAACAAAAAAGAAAACAATAAAACATTATACATCATATGATATAGGTATGTCTCTATACGCAATGGTCAAAAACCAAGACGATGGTTTACAAATAGTAGAACAAATACTACCATACTTTCAACCAGAATACTCAGTATCTATTAAACCAGTAGATGGATTTGATCATAAACAAGATGTTCAGATTATATTAGGTGCTGTTAATATCGATGATCAATATGAAGGTGACTTTACAGAAAGAAGAGTTTTAATATATCAACTCGATTTTATAATGAAAATGAAATTTTATGGTCCAACTCAAGATGTTAATATTATACGTGAAGTCAATTTAGATTTCCATGATACAGTTAATACAACTCAAACATTTGAACAAATGGATTTTACAGTGGGTGCAACAGATGATGCTGATGACTATACTGTAACAAAAACAATTACTGAAGGCGAATAATGGATAAAGATAAGATGATGAAAAACTTAGAGAAGAATGTTCCGACAACTTTGAAGGACAGACCGATTAAGCTTGATAAAGATGTGAAAGATGATTATGATTTTTCAAGAAGAACCTATAAAGATTTAATCACAATCGGTACTAGGTCCTTAGATGTTTTAGCTGAACTTGCGCGCGAGAGCGAGCACCCACGGGCATTCGAAGTTTTATCAAAAACTATAAAAGATATTGGTGATACTACTGAGAAACTGATGAAATTACAGAAAGATAAGGTAGATATAACCAAAGATGAAAGGGAAGAGGCTAAGAAAATAACTAATAATAATGTGTTTGTTGGTAGTACTACTGATTTACAAAGGATGTTATTAGATAAGGACAAAGTAATCGATGCAGAAGCTCAAGAATAGCGAATTTGGATATTTAGGCAATCCCTCTGTAAAGAGAGACGGCGTTGAATCTTCGTTTACTAAAGAAGAAATAATTGAATACCATAAGTGTATGGAAGACCCTTGTTACTTTGCACGAAAATATATTAAAGTAATATCCCTTGATGAAGGTTTAGTACCTTTTGATTTATATCCATATCAGGAAAAGATGTTTAATCATTTTAATGAAAATAGATTTAATATCGTATTAGCATGTAGACAAAGTGGTAAATCAATATCATCAGTAGTATTTCTATTATGGTATGCATGTTTTCATCCAGAAAAAACAATTGCTATATTGGCAAATAAGGGTGCAGTTGCAAGAGAGATGTTGGCTCGTATTACATTAGCTCTTGAGAACTTACCATTCTTTTTACAACCTGGATGTAAAGCATTAAATAAAGGTTCAATAGAATTTAGTAATAATTCAAAGATTATTGCAGCTGCCACATCGGGTAGTTCTATTAGGGGTTTATCTATTAACTTACTATTCCTTGATGAGTTTGCCTTTGTAGAAAACGATGCTCAATTCTATACATCTACTTATCCAGTAGTTTCAGCCGGTAAAGATACAAAGGTTATAGTAACATCAACAGCAAATGGTATTGGTAATGTATATCACAAATTGTGGGAAGGCGCATTACAAAGCACTAATGAATTTAAACCATTCCGAGTTGATTGGTGGGATGTACCTGGAAGAGATGAAGAATGGAAAAGACAAACTATAGCAAATACATCTGAATTACAATTCGACCAAGAATTTGGTAATACATTTCATGGTAAAGGTAATACATTAATATCAGCTGATGTTTTATTAGGTCAAAAAAGTATTGATCCTTTATATTATAAAGAAAATATTAATGTTTATAAAGAACCAATTGAAAATCATGAATATGTGATGACAGTTGATGTATCTAAGGGAAGAGCACAAGACTATAGTACTTTTTCTTTATTTGATGTTACACAAACACCTTTTGAGCAGGTATTAACTTTTAGAGACAATAATATATCTCCTATGCTTATGCCTGATTTAATATACAAATATGCAAAAACATATAATGATGCATATGTTATTGTAGAAAGTAATGACCAAGGTGGTGTAGTTTGTAATGGATTATATTATGATTTAGAATATGAAAATATGTTTGTAGAATCTACAGTGAAAGCTAATGCTTTAGGGGCGACAATGACCCGAAGAGTAAAGCGTATTGGTTGTTCAACTGTAAAGGATTTAATTGAACAAAAGAAATTAAATATATATGATTCACAAACAATTATTGAAATGAGTACTTTTGTTTCAAGAGGAAATTCATGGCAAGCATTACCACCCAATCATGATGATTTAATGATGAACCTTGTTTTATTTTCATGGTTCACAACAACTGACATATTCCAATCATTAACTAATATTGATATGAAGAATATGTTATATAAAGAAAGATTAAAAGCAATACAAGACGACATGTTACCCTTTGGATTTATTGAAGGTAGAGAATCTGAAACAGATAAATATACTAAGGATAACGACGGAAATATATGGTTTGAAACAGAATGGAAAAATTCACAGAATATTTAACAGAAGATGTAACTCCAGCTAAGGATTTGCATGTAGTAATTATGGGCCTCGGAGATGAGGAGGGCACCTTTGCGGAATTGATGCAGAAGGTTTGCGATAAAAGAAAAATTAAAAATACACTTATTGATATTGATGAAGCTTATATGGTTTCAAGTGATGTTGAAATAGGTTCAGTTAAGATTCGTAATTATGATAGTAAGGACAACGAAATAGACTTAACTGTTCAAAATACTATTATATTTGTCAGAGCTGGTGCTCTAAAATCATTAACATCTCAAGCTCTAATATCCACATTGCAGAACATTGGTTTCTTTTTAATAAACGATTTAGAAACAATGCTACTATGTGATAATAAAATGACATCTACTCTTGCACTTGAAAGAAATAATATATCAGTACCAAGAACTGCTATAGTTAATAATGTTAAATCTATTGAGGAAGCACATAAAAGAATAGGTGGTAAGTTTCCTGTAATTATTAAAACATTAAGAGGAACACAAGGTATTGGTGTATCAAAGGTAAATGATATGAGTTCATTAATATCAGTAGCTCAATCCCTTTGGAAATTTAAAGCTGACTTATTGATACAAGAATACTTTAAACTCGAATCAGATATTCGAACACTTGTTATTAATAATAAAATAGTAGGTTCAGCTGAAAGAAGAAAAAAAGAAGACAATAAAGAATTTAGAAACAATGTCCATTTAGGTGCAGAAACATTACCATATCAATTATCAGATGAAGAAAAAGAACTGGTAATTAATGCCGCAAGGTGTACTGGAGCTTCCTATGTTGGTGTTGACCATTGTAAAGTAGGCGATAAGTTTTATATACTCGAAGTCAATGGAAGCCCAGGTATACGATCACACTTCTTAGGATATGATTTAGAAACTGGAAAGAAAACTAAAAAGATTTCAGATTTTGAAGTATTAGATCAAATACTATTATGGTTTAGTGATGATCATAATAGAAGACCACTAATGAGACAAGAAGTTGGATATATTGAAAGTATACAACTTGATGGTATGGAAAAGAATCTTATAAGAGCAAAATTTGATACTGGTAATTCAGCATCAGCAACTATGCTACATGTTGATAAAATGGATATCGATGGAGATACAGTAACTTGGAAAAAGAATGGTCTTACATTTACAAGTGATATAATTGATATATCTGAACCAAGAAGAGGTGGACAACCATTTGATAAAAGACCAGTAATAGAGCATGGAATCACATTCAATAATAAAAAATATATAATGGAGATTGGATTAACTGAAAAGGATACAGCATCCGAAATGTTAGTTAATCGTAAAGACATGACCAAATTCAGAGTAAGTGTACATCCTAATAGATTGTTTATGGTAAGTGACTATGCGGCTAGGGATGATGATTATACAATAGATTGAGCTCTTAAAGGGAGTAAAATTATAAATAATACTAGTGAATATAACCGTATTATGTATAACATATTAACTAACTCAAATAAAAGAGGATAAAGCGATGGCATTTCAAGTATCACCCGGCGTAAGTATCAAAGAGATCGACGCCACAAATGTTGTACCTGTGACATCTTCATCAGTAGGTGGATTTGCAGGTGCATTTAATTGGGGTCCGGCGGAACAGGCTGTTTTAGTAAGTAGTGAAAACGAACTTGCTGAAAAGTTTGGTACACCAGACGAATCCAATTATAATCACTTTTTAGTCGCTGCTTCATTTTTAAAGTATGGCAATGCGTTACAAGTCGTTAGGGCGTCCGGAACAGGACAAGTTAATGCTGGTGTAACTGCTGGTTTACTTATTAAAAATGATTCTGATTATTTGACAAAATCTTCAGCTCAATTAGCTGCTGCAGGAGAATTTATTGCTAGACACCCAGGTGCTTTAGGAAATTCTCTTAAAGTATCAATTGTAAGTAATGCTACATCTTTTGGTGCTGCTTCTGCTGCTATTCAAGCTGAATTAAATGGAGCTCCTGGAACTAGTGCTTATGCTGCAAAGTATGGGTCAACTGGTGATGAGCTACATATTATTGTCGAAGATCAAGACGGACTAATTAGTGGTACCAAAGGAACAATATTGGAAGTATTCCAATATTTATCACAAGCATCAGATGCTAAAAAAGAAGATGGTACTTCAATATATTATAAAGATGTGATTAATAATCAATCTGAATATGTATATTGGGGAGAGCATAATAGTAACTTAACCAATGCGGGTTCAGCCGCAACTGGGGATGTAGATTATGCTACTGTTGACACAGTAATAGAATTAGTACTAGCTAATGGTGCTGATATTACTACTATATCTACAGGAAATCTTCAAACTGCATTCGATGTATTAAAAGATAAACAAACTATAGACATTAGTCTATTATTTGGAGCACCAGATGCTGATGGTTCAAAACTAATGGCTGAATATTTAATAGATATTGCAGCTGATAGAAAAGACTGTTTAGCATTTGTTTCACCACCTATTGCAGATTCAGTAAGTGGCGGAGCATCTACTGTTGCAACATATGCAGCTGGAATTAAGTCAAGCTCTTATGGAGTACTTGATTCAAGTGCAGTATATGTATATGACAAATACAGCGATGTTTATAGATACATAGGAGCAGCAGGTCATATTGCTGGTCTATGTGCTCAAACAGATAACACTGCAGATGCATGGTTCTCACCAGCTGGTCAGAATAGAGGTGTATTAAAAGGTATAGTTAAACTAGCATATAACCCACAACAAGCTGAAAGGGATTCATTATATAAAGCTAGAGTTAACCCACTGGTTTCATTCCCAGGACAAGGTACAATCTTGTTTGGAGATAAAACATTATTAAATAGACCAAGTGCATTTGATAGAATTAACGTAAGAAGATTATTCTTAGCATTAGAAAAATCAATAAGTGCTGCAGCTGAAGCTCAACTATTTGAATTCAATGATGAATTCACAAGAGCTCAGTTTAAGAACTTAGTTGAACCATTCTTAAGAGACGTTAAAGGAAGAAGAGGTCTCACCGACTTTAGAGTTGTGTGTGATGAAACAAATAACACTGGTCAAGTGATTGATAGTAATAAGTTTGTAGCTGACATTTTTGTTAAGCCTGCAAGAGCTATTAACTTCATTCAATTGAACTTTGTTGCTACAAGGTCCGGTGCAGAATTCACCGAGATCGCAGGTTAAGGGGGTAAATCATGGCAATACTAGGCATAGACGATTTTAAATCAAAATTGGTAGCTGGCGGAGCTAGAGGTAACCTCTTTAAGGTAACACTTAACTTCCCAGGATACGCTCAAGGAGACGTAGAACTAACATCATTCATGTGTAAAGGTGCTCAGATGCCTGCTTCAATTATTGGATTAATTGAAGTACCATTTAGAGGTAGAAAACTCAAAATGGCAGGTGACAGAGAATTTGAACCATGGACCGTAACTGTTATTAATGATGCAGCTATGGAAGTTAGAAATGGCTTAGAAAGATGGAGTAATGGTATTAATGCTCATAACGCTAATGACGGACTTGTAAATCCAGTTGACTATATGGCAGACGCTGTAGTAGAACAACTTGATAAAGGTGGAAACGTAACTAAAAGATATGATTTTAGAGGCATTTTCCCAAGTAATATAGCGGCTATCGATGTTTCATATGATAATGAAAATCAGATAGAAGAGTTTACTGTAGAATTCCAAGTACAATATTGGGAATCTAATACAACTTCTTAAGGTATATAAATAATAATAGAGGAGGGGCAGTAGTCCCTCCAATATTATAGGATAAAACATGGCAGAATTTTTTGGATTTGAAATAAAGAGAAAATCGAAGGAAGCACCTTTAAGACCTTCGTTTGTTCCTAAGACTGAAGAAGACGGTGCCGGTGTAATAAAAGCCGGTGGACATTTTGGTGCATATATCGACATGGATGGCGACAAAGCCAAAACAGAAGTCGATTTAATATACAAATATAGAGATATCGCAACTCAACCAGAGTGTGATGCAGCAGTTGAAGATATTATAAATGAAGCTATTGTTGGTGATCATGATGAATCACCAGTAGATATTGTACTTGATCAACTTGAGGTAAGTGATAAGATTAAGGAAAGTATTAAGCATGAATTTGGATATCTTTTATCATTATTAAACTTTAATCAATGCTCACATGACATTTTTAGAAAGTGGTATGTTGATGGTAGATTACCATATCACATTATTATCGATGGAGATAATACAAAGGGTGGTATTAAAGAATTAAGATATATTGACCCAACTTGTTTACGTAAAGTAAAAGAAGTTGAAGAAAAAGATGACCCTAAAACAGGGGCAAAGATTGTAACAAAAGTAGATGAATACTTTTTATATCAGGATAATAAATTAGGGAAATATAACCAAGGTGTTAAAATATACCCTGATGCAATAGCATATTGTACTTCTGGTGTAATGGATTCTCAAAAGAAAAGAATCTTATCGTATTTACAAAAGGCTGTTAAACCAGTCAACCAATTAAGAATGATGGAAGATTCTCTTGTTATTTACAGAATATCAAGAGCTCCAGAAAGAAGAATCTTTTATATTGATGTAGGTAACTTACCAAAAGGTAAGGCAGAAGAATACCTTAGAGGTATTATGAATCAGTATCGAAACAAGCTTGTTTATGATGCTACTACAGGTGATATTAAAGATACTAAAAAACATATGTCAATGTTGGAAGACTTTTTCCTACCAAGAAGAGAAGGTGGAAGAGGTACTGAAATATCAACATTACCAGGTGGTGAAAACCTTGGACAGATTGATGATATTATATATTTCCAAAAGAAACTATATAAGTCATTAAATGTTCCAGTAAATAGATTAGAGCAAGAAGCTCAGTTTAGTTTAGGTAGAACTACTGAAATAACAAGAGACGAAGTTAAGTTTAAGAAATTTATTGATAGACTAAGAAAGAGATTCTCTGACTTGTTTATGCAATTACTTAAAACACAACTCTTATTAAAAGGTATTATTACTAAAGAAGATTGGAAAGACTTTAAAGAAAAGATAGTATTTGACTTTATTGAAGATAACTATTTTTCTGAGTTAAAACAATCTGAAATGATAAGAGAAAGATTTGAGTTACTTGGTTCAATGCAAGATTATATAGGTAAGTTTATTTCAATAGAATGGGCTACTAAAAATATCTTAAAAATGGACGAAGATGATATTAAAGAAATGGAAAATCAAATCGATCAAGAAAGAAAAGCTGGTAAATATCCAGCAGAAGATGAATTTTAGTGCATTTAAACACTAAAAAATTATAAATAATAGTGGAGATATAAATTATGTCAGTAGAAAATTTAGTTAACCATTTAAAAAATGGTGATAACATTAAAGCTAATAAAGAGTTCGAAGGTCTTATGGGAGAGAAAATATCTGATGCCCTAGATGCTCGAAAAATAGATTTAGCATCTACTTTGATTCAAAGAAACAAAGAAGAACAGGAATAAAATGAAGCTTATTACTGAACACATAGATCAAGAATTAGATATCATATGTGAAGCCAAAAAGAATGGTGAAAAAGATTATTTCATCGAAGGCGTCTTTATGCAATCTAATCAAAAGAATAGGAATGGTCGTGTATACGAAAAGAAAACACTTGAAAAAGCTGTTGAAAAGTATGTGACCGAACAAGTTAAAACGGGTAGAGCTGTTGGGGAATTAAATCATCCAGAGGGTCCAACAGTAAACCTAGATAAAGTTTCGCACAAAATCAATTCGCTGCATTGGCAGGGTAATGATGTTGTAGGAAAAGCATCAATACTTAAAACCCCAATGGGTAAAATCGTCGAAGGTTTGCTCGAAGGTGGTGTTAAGCTTGGTGTGTCAAGTCGTGGTATGGGAAGTCTTGTAGCAAAGAATGGTGTCCAATATGTGGGGTCTGACTTTATGTTAGCCACTGTTGATATCGTTCAAGACCCATCTGCTCCATCTGCATTTGTAAATGGAGTTATGGAGGGTGTTGAATGGGTATGGGATAATGGAATCATTAAGCCGCAAGATATTGAATTAATTGAGACTGAAATAAAAAGTACTTCGAGTCAAAACCTCCCTGAGGTTGAAATTCGAGCATTTAAAAATTTCCTCTCTAAACTAAACTCTCAAAGATAATTAGGAGAATAATTATGTCAGAAGACGCTATTAAAAATGAACTAGCAGAAGACATAGCTACAGAAGAGGTAGTACTTTCAGAAGAGGAGAGTTCAGAAGAAGAGAACGTTGAAGTCAACGAGGAAACTGAAGAACTTGAAGAAGGTAAACATGGTGATGAGGAAGAGGAAGAAGAAGAGGAAGAGAAAGAATCTGTAAAAGAGGAAACTCCAGCCGTAACTATTCCTAAGACTAAAGCCGGTGTTATTCAAGCCGCTGTAGATATGCTTAAGAAAGCTAGAAAAGAAGACGCGCAAAAACTATATGCTAAAATGGCTAAAGTTGATGAAACTTCTGAGGAAGAATCAATCGCATCAGTTGATGCTGCTTTAAAGAAAGTTAAAAAGGCTGTAGAGCCAAAAGCTAAAGCTAAAGTAGAATCAGTTGATTTTGATGAAGATTTAGATGCATTAGTAAAAGAAGAAGCAACCCTTTCTGAAGAATTCAGAGGAAAGGCTGGAGCAATTTTTGAAGCTGTGCTTACATCTAAACTATCACAAGAAGTTGAAAGACTAGAAAGTGAATATGCGCAAAACCTTGAAGAAGAAGTATCTGACTTACAATCTTCACTCGTAGAAAAGGTAGATTCATACCTTAACTATGTAGTTGAAAATTGGATGAAAGAAAACGAATTAGCAATTCAAAACGGTTTAAGAACCGAAATTGCTGAAGAGTTTATGACTTCACTACAAGGTGTGTTCAAAGAACACTACATCGAAGTACCTGAAGGTAAGGTTGACTTAGTTGATGAACTCAACGAATCAGTCACTGAACTAGAAGAAACTTTAAATAAAACCACAGAAGATAATATCGAACTACACAATAAAGTTCAAGTTTTAGAAAGAGCTGAAGTTGTAAGAGATTTATCAGAAGGGCTTGCTGAAACTGAAGCAGAGAAATTAGCATCTTTAGTTGAAGATATCGAATTCGATAACAAAGAAACTTTCGAAATGAAAGTGAAAACTGTTAAAGAATCATACTTCAAACAAGAAGTTACTGAATCTGTTGATGAAGTGGATAGTCTATTAGGAGAAGGAACAGTCGATGTAGACGTTTCAGATTCTATGTCTAGATACACACAAGCTATAACAAAATTTACTAAATAAATTATAAGGGGAAACAGAAATGTTTAATGCAGACGCAAAACTTATGGAAAAATGGGGACCAGTTATAGAACACGAAAGTGCTCCAGTAATTGAAAACCAATACAAGAAAGCTGTTACAGCTAGATTGTTAGAAAACCAGGAAGTTGCTCTAAAAGAAGAAAGATATCAGGCTCAAGGTAATTACATCTCTGAAGCTGCAGCATCTAACAGTGTTGCTGGCGGTGGAGTAGATAACTTTGACCCAGTTCTTATTTCTTTAGTTAGAAGAGCAATGCCTAACTTAATTGCTTATGATATCGCTGGCGTTCAGCCAATGAGTGGTCCAACAGGACTTATCTTTGCAATGAAATCAAGATATGGTACTCAAGCAGGTGCTGAAGCTTTATTTGATGAAGCTGATACAACCTTCTCAGGTACAGGTACACATGATGCAGGCGGACCAACAGGTCTAGAAGGTATCACTGATGCTACCGGTTCAAACTCAGATTTATCTGATGAGACAAATACTCACGCATTTGGTACAGGTCTTTCAACAGCAGCTGTTGAAGCATACGGTACTAGTGGCGGAACAGCTTTCAATGAGATGTCATTCTCAATTGACAAGACAACTGTTACAGCTCAATCAAGAGCTTTAAAAGCTGAGTATACAATGGAACTTGCACAAGACCTTAAAGCTATCCACGGATTGGACGCTGAAGGTGAACTTGCTAATATTCTTTCTTCTGAAATCCTAGCGGAAATCAATAGAGAGCTTATTAGAACAATCCTAAATAAAGCTAAATTAGGTGCACAACAATCAAATGTTACTTTAAAAGGTGCATTTAGTGTTGACACTGATTCAGACGGCAGATGGATGGTTGAGAAGTTCAAAGGTCTTATCATGCAGATCGAAAGAGAAGCTAACATTATTGCTAAAGAAACAAGAAGAGGCAAAGGTAACTTTGTAATCGTTTCTTCAGACGTAGCTTCAGCTCTAGCAGCAGCTGGTCTATTAGACTATACTCCTGCTTTAAGTGCAAACTTAAATGTTGATGACACAGGTAATACATTTGCTGGTGTTCTTAACGGTAGAGTAAAAGTATATGTAGATCCGTATGCAGTATCCGACTATGCTTGCGTAGGTTATAGAGGAACAAACCCGTATGACGCTGGTATGTTCTACTGCCCATACGTTCCATTAACAATGGTTAAAGCAGTTGGTGAGCAAGATTTCCAACCAAGAATAGGCTTCAAAACTAGATACGGAATGGTTGCTAACCCATTCGTAGCTGGTGCAGGTACTGGTACAGACAGACAAAACCAATACTTTAGACTATTCAGAGTTGATGCAATCATGGAATCAGCATAAGCTTAGATTAGAATCTAATCATTTAAGGGGACTCTTCGGAGTCCCTTTTTTTGTTGTATAAATACTATTACTTAACAGCACAAGTTTATAAATAGATATATGAGCAATTTAACAACAAACAAAAACTTTCTAACACCAGTTGGATTTCAATTTAAAATTAATAGTACAAGGTATGCTAACCTAGAATATTTCTGTATTGGCGCATCATTACCAACTGTAGGATTAACACAAATAGATGTTGGACATAGAGGTGTTAACTTAGCAGTAACTGGCGATAGGTTAAGTTTTGATGATTTAACCTTAAGAGTAAATGTAACTGAGGATATGGAAAACTATATTGAAACATTTAATTGGTTACATAATATAGCTCAAAAGGGTAATAGCGAAGATTTTAAAGAAGACGCTACTTTGCTTATACTCAGCTCTCATAATAATGTAAATAAACAAATTCGATTTAAGGGTGTATTCCCTACATCATTGGGTGGTATAGAATTTAATACACAAGGTGATACAGAATTTGCACAGGTTGATATAACCTTTGCATATACATACTTTGAAATCGAATAAACTATTTACTTTTTCATAAAACTGTGGTATAATATATAATATGAATAATTTGCAAGAAATACTGAAAATGTGGAAAGAAGACTCAGTCATAGATGACATGAATTTGGATGAGGCTTCAAGACAATCCGCAAAATTACATTCCAAATATCTCGAATTACTTTCTGTAAATCGTTTAAAGCTTAAAAAACTCGAACTTGAATTTAAGGTGCTACTTAGGGACAAATGGTTACATCTTAATGGCAAGATGAGTAAAGAAGATATTGACGAAAAAGGGTGGGACTATGATCCGCTTAAAGGACTTACAGTACTTAAAGGAGATATGGATTATTATTATGATTCAGATCCTGCCATTCAGGAACACCAAGCTAAGATGCAATATCTAGAAGAACTTTGTTCAACATTAAAAGAAATACTTGAAAATGTTAAGTGGAGACATCAGAACATTAAGAACATGATTGAATGGAGAAAATTCACTAGCGGAATCTAATGGACAATATTGTTATACAAAAGAAGAATGAAGTCTTCTTAAATGTACAGTGTGAACCTTCCATTGAAAAGGAATTATCAGAACACTTTTGTTTCTTTGTACCTGGTTATAAATTCATGCCTGCATACCGTAATCGTATGTGGGATGGAAAAATAAGGTTATTTGACCAAAGAAAGAAAACATTATACTGTGGATTACATAAATACCTTGAAGAGTTTTGCTCTGTGCGTGGTTATAACCTAGAAGTGGTAGAATCACCAAAATATAGTACCTTAGATCAACAACTTAAAATTGACCTCGAAGCCTTTTTGAAGGATATAAGCCTTTCGGTGAACGGGCAAGGTATTATCCCTAGAGACTACCAACTCGATGCACTCTCGCTGTCACTATCAAATGAAAAATCTTTATTATTGTCACCAACCGCCTCTGGCAAAAGCTTGATCATATATTTAGCCATAAGATATTTTTTAGAATACTTTGATCAGAATATATTAATTATTGTACCTACTACTTCATTGGTAGAACAAATGTATTCAGACTTTGCTGACTATTCAAGTACAGATCAATGGAGCGTTGAGGATAATTGTCATAGGATATATTCAGGTAAAGAAAAGTTTGGATTAAAACAAAGAGTATTAATTAGTACATGGCAATCAATATATAAGTTACCTGGTCAATGGTTCTTAGATTTTGGTATGGTAATAGGTGATGAAGCACATAACTTTAAAGCAAAATCATTAACATCTATTATGGAAAAATGTACTGAGGCAAAATACCGTATAGGAACTACTGGAACTCTTGATGGTTCACAAACACATCAGCTTGTATTGGAAGGTTTATTTGGTCCAGTATATCAGGTTACGACGACGAAAAAATTAATAGACAATCAGGACTTATCACAATTAAATATCAAAATATGTTTACTTAAATATAGTGATGAGATATGTAAAATAGTATCAGCACTAAAATACCAAGATGAACTTGATTTTATAGTCAAGTATGAAGAACGTAATCAGTTTATATGTAATTTGGCAAATGAAACATGTAAGAATGGTAATACCTTAATACTATTTCAATATGTAGAAAAACATGGTAAACCATTGCACTCTATGTTACAAGAAAAGATAAATAATAATAGGAAGCTTTTTTATGTATCAGGAGAAACAGATGTCGACACGAGGGAACAAATCCGTGAGATTACCGAGACCCAAAAAGATGCAATTATCGTTGCTAGTATGGGCACTTTTTCTACAGGCATTAATATTAAGCGTTTACATAACATCATCTTTGCTTCACCTAGTAAGTCGCAAATTAGGGTTCTCCAATCGATCGGACGAGGATTGAGAAAGAGTAATGATGGTATAGATACTGTTGTATATGATATAGCAGATGATTTACATTGGAAATCTAAAAAGAATTATACATTACAACATGCGGCAGAAAGAATAAAAATTTACAGTAAAGAAAAGTTTAACTATAAGTTGTTTGATTATAACTTATAAATAATAATATGCAGGAAAGTATAAAAGCACTCAATATAAGACACTTTAAACTCGTTAATGGAGATGAGATCGTTGCACTAGTATCAGTGAAAAACAATGACAATTGGATTCTCGAAAGACCGGTTACAGTATCATCTAATATTTTGGGCAGTTATCAATTTTCCCCGTGGTTTCCATTTTCTGATGCTAAGTTATTTAAAGTATTGAAAAGCCATGTAGTACAACATGTCTCTATAAATGACCTTGCTAAGGAAAGCTATGTGAAACTTGCATTATCAATGAAAAGTCATGTTCCAGAGAAACACCGTACAGAACAGGAAATACTTGAAGAATATGAACAAAGATTGATTGAAAAGTATGCTGATGAGGTTGAGCCTGAATCTGATGTACCAGAAACGATACATTAATTCTTTATATTCTACCCTCCCCGGTATACTATATTATTATACCACACATTTGAGTAAATGTAAATAGCTAAATTGAAAATAATTAAAAAAAATTAACTGTTTACTTTTCAGCAAAACTATGGTATAATATAATCTATTATGGAGGAATTGTAATGGCAGCGAAAGCTAAAAATAAAGCACATTATGTAAATAACAAGGAGTTCTCCCAGGCAGTTTACGATTATGCAGTAAATGTCCAGGAAGCTCGATCAAAAGAACAAGACATTCCAAAGGTAACTGATTATATCGCAAGATGTTTTATCAAAATTGCCGAGGGACTGTCGCACAGACCGAACTTCGTGAGGTATACTTATCGTGAAGAAATGGTAATGGATGCAGTGGAAAACTGTTTAAGGGCTATAGGTAATTATAATATCGAAACAGCAACAAGAACTGGTAAGCCAAATGCATTCTCATACTTTACTCAAATTTGTTACTTTGCTTTTATCAGAAGAATTACTAAAGAGAAAAGACAACAAGATATCAAGTTTAAGTTTATTGAAAAGATGGGTATTGAAGACTTTACACAAATGGGTATGGACGAATCCGGAGCTCAAGAAACTATGGCTTATGTAGATACTTTAAGACAAAGAATTAGTCAAGTCAGAACTAAGGATGAAGCTATCAAGGTATTTAAAAAAGAAGAAAAGCAAAGAGAAAAACTTGAGTTATTTATGCAATGAAAAAATTAAGTACTAAACAAAAACAAAGGGCTGAAACAAGAAGAAGAAAATTGTTTGCCAAAGAAATTAAACGTAAACCACATAGAGTTATGTTAAAAGCTCGTGATCAAAAAATTGCTATGCAATATCGTAAAGCTCTTAGAAAAGCAAGGTTAGGATTATGAAGGTAGCTATATTAAATGATACACACTGCGGTGTAAGAAATTCATCTGATATATTTTTAGAATACCAAGGTAGATTTTATAGTGAAATATTTTTTCCATATTGTCAAGAACATGGTATTAAGAATGTATTACATTTAGGTGATTATTATGAGCATCGTAAGTTTGTAAACTTTAAAGCATTAAATACTAATCGTAAGCATTTCCTAGAACCTTTAAAAGAATATGGTATGACTATGGATATTATTCCTGGTAACCATGATGTATATTATAAGAATACAAATGAATTATGTTCATTAAAAGAGCTATTAGGTTACTTTACTTCAAATGTAAATATATGTATGAAGCCAACTGTATTAGATTATGATGGTCTTAAAGTTGCAGTCATCCCTTGGATTAATAATGCTAACTATAAAGATTATATTGATTTTGCAATGAAATGTGATGCTCCAATTCTTGGTGCTCACCTTGAATTAAAAGGATTTGATATGATGGCAGGTATACCTAATCCACATGGAATGAATGCAGATATCTTTTCAAGATTTGAATCAGTATTAAGTGGTCACTTCCACACTAAATCACACCAAGGCAATGTGCATTATTTAGGATGTCAAATGGAATTTACCTGGGCTGATGTAGATGACCCTAAGTATTTTCATGTACTTGATACTGAGACAAGAGAACTTGAAGCGATAAGGAATCCTATTACGATATTTAAGAAAGTAATATATGATGACACTAAAATTGATTATGACAAAGTAGATATGAAACAATTCGAAAAGAAATTCATTAAACTCATTGTTATAAATAAAAATGACTTGTATATGTTCGATAAGTTTATTGATAGATTACAAAGCATAGATACATATGAACTCAAAATAGCAGAGTCCTTTGAAGAGTATCTTGGAGACAGCGTAGAAGACGAGAAGGTTTCCCTAGAAGATACTACGGAGCTACTTGATTCGTATGTTGAAGCTGTTGATACAGATTTAGACAAAGAACATTTAAAAATTGAATTGAGAAAGCTTTACACAGAAGCACAAAACTTAGAAGTAGTATGATACATTTTAAATCTTGCGAATGGCAGAATTTTCTGTCAACTGGAACAGATCCAATTAAAATCTTATTAGACCGTTCACCTACTACATTGATCGTAGGTCAGAATGGTGCAGGTAAATCAACTTTACTTGATGCATTATCATTTGGTTTATTTGGTAAAGCACATAGGGATATTAATAAATCTCAACTTATAAACTCTATAAATGGTAAGGGCACTCTTGTTACAATTGAATTTGACATTGGTGGTTCATCATTTAAAGTTGTAAGAGGTATAAAACCTAATAAGTTTGAAATATGGCAAAATGGTAATATGATTAATCAAGCATCAAATGCTCGTGACTATCAGAAAGTACTAGAACAAAACATTTTGAAATTAAATCATAAATCATTTCACCAGATAGTTGTTCTTGGAAGTAGTTCCTTCATACCATTTATGCAACTACCCGCGTGGTCACGTAGGCAAGTCATTGAAGATCTTTTAGACATTAATATATTCTCTAAAATGAATATGTTACTCAAAGAAAGAAATGCCAAAATACGTGAAGAGATATCAGATATTAGTCATCAGATTGATATTACCAAAACTAAAATTGAATCACAAAACAAATACATTAAGAGTTTACAATCGCTAAATAAAGATCAGATTGTAAATAAGCAAAAGTCAATGGATGTACATAAAGGTGAAATCAAAAAGTTATTTGAAGAAAGCAAAGAGATGTCTACTAACTTAACTGCTTCAATATCTTCAGAAGAAAAGTCATCCCAGGAACTCTTAAAGAAAATATCTGAAATGAATTCGTATGACATGCAGTTTAATAATAAGATACATGACATGGTTGAAGAAAGTAGATTCTATGAAGAGAATGATAACTGTCCAACATGTGATCAGGAAATTACTAAAGAATTAAAAACCGAAAAGATTAAATCTGTTAAAGATAAGGCTAAGGAAATACAAACTGCTAAATCTGAATTACAACAAAAGATTACTGAAGTAAAAGTAAACCAACAAGAGGTTGCACAAAATCTTAATAAGTTAAGACAAAAGCAACAAAAGATTAATTCAAATAATGATTCAATAGCTTTATTACAAAAGGAGATTGATAAGATACAAAAAGAAATCAATACTCTTCAAGGTCAAACTGGTGATGTGAAAAAGGCCAAGACAGAGCTTAATGAATTCAGAAAGAAAAACGAACAACATATTGAGAAGAAACTTGAGTATGTAGAGGAAAGAACTTATAATGAGGTTATAGGGGAAATGCTTAAAGATACTGGTATTAAGACGAAAGTTATCAAACAATACTTACCTGTGATGAATCGTCTTATCAACCAGTATCTGCAAGTGTTGGATTTCTTTGTATCGTTCCATCTTGATGAAAACTTTAATGAGACTATAAGGTCAAGACACAGAGATAGTTTTAATTATGCATCTTTTTCTGAGGGTGAGAAACAAAGAATTGACCTATCGTTATTATTCACTTGGAGACAAATCGCTAAAATGAAAAATAGTGCAGCAACAAATCTCCTCGTATTGGATGAAACATTTGACTCAAGTCTTGATGTTGATGGTGTTGATAATCTTATGAAGATACTTGATACATTGGACGAAGGAAGTAATACATTCATTATATCACATAAAGGTGATGTGCTTGAGAATAAATTTAGAAGTAAGATCGAATTCTTTAAGGATAAGAACTTTTCTAAAATCAGAT